GATATACCACACCACGCCTCACCGTGGCCTTCAGCTTTTAGTTCCTGCATTCATTAAGCTTGCCGAAAATTTTAACGTTGAGCTTGACGTATTTTCTAGCTTTAAGATGTATGGTTGGGAAGAGAGAGATCGGATGTATGAAAACATCTTTAATCTTTGTCGGGATCATCCCAAGATCAATTATCATGGGTATCAGCCAAATGAAGTCGTACGCGAACACGTAGCTCGAGCAGACATCTTCGCCTATCCTTCTATATGGCAGGAAACCGGCTGCTGTGCTCTAATGGAAGCAATGAGTGCAGGATGTTTAAACGTGCATCCCAATTACGCTTGCTTATACGAAACTGCAGCTAATTGGAGTTTGATGTATCAATGGAATGAGGACCCACAAAAGCACGTCAATTTGTTTTATTCTATGTTAATTTACGCGGTCAAAAACGTAAGGACGCACACTTATCGTTCATTGACGACGTACCAAAAGAATTATGCTGATTTGTATTATTCTTGGAATACCAGGAAGGTTCAATGGACAGGATTCTTAAACGACCTTCTCATTGAGCATCAATCTTAAGCTTTTCGTAAAAATCTGCTTTACGAATATTATCTTCTAACGAATAAGCCACCAATACTTCTTGTATGGTGGCTTTAACGTTTTCTTTCCAATAATTTAAAAATTTATGTACTTTTGGAATTTCAGGGACAAAGTCGACCGTTTGCCAGAGAAACTCGTTAAGCAAATTGCTATAACCTGGCATATAATAATATAATTTTACCGTGACTATATGATTACGCTTTAATATTAACATAAAATTATTTATAAAAAAGGGAGGCTTTCGCCTCCCTTTTCTTTTAGTCTTCGTCGCTTTCGTAGAAGGCCTGAATGTTTTTTGCTCGTAGAGCGTTCTTCAGGTTTCTGGTTTCTTTCCTCTGACGATCCTCCTGAACTTTTCTATAAGAGTCGTAGTCGTAATCGTCGTAGTCGTCAAAGTGTTTCTGATTAGAACGTCTTTTCATGCTGGTAACAAACCCGGAAAGGCCTCCTTGACTAATGCGGGGGTAATGTTTTTAAACGGACTCTTCTTCTCCTTCATAGCTAGAAGGAGCACTGCCTCGTCCGGATCGACAGACTCTAAGAGAGTAACAAACAGCTGTTCTCTCTTCCACTGCGGAAGGTTATTATGACCACCTTCGCAGAAGAGGTAAAATTTTCTAAATTCTGTGTAAAGACGTCCTGGATCTTCAAACTGATTCTTCTTATATGGAGGTTCACCCTCTGGAAGAAGAAACTTGATGTCAGGATGAAACATGTGGACTAGCACCGCACGAACCGCGGGGTAATCGTTTGCTCGTAGAGCGACAGCTCGTTCAGCTTTGGGAAGATCATTGATTTTACCAAGCACATAATACACGGTTCTATTGGGCATTGCAAACCTCAAAATTCATCGATATATTCCATAAGATTCTTTAGTCGGTATTCTATAAAGTAGTTAAACAACTTCGAGCGATCTTTATTGCTCTCCTCGACATATTTATTCATGATGTCGTTTCGCAGTTCTTGAGGAGTGTTTGATAGATCGACGAGCTGTTGATTACGACGGAAACCACGAAGCATCGACTCATTGCAAAACTCTTCGGGCTTCTTCTTGATCCATTCAGAGATCTTTTTGGTTGTAATCGGTTTCTGCCTCTCACCAGTCACAAAACAGTCGTCGGCACTCAAGAAGTTAGGAATACCATCACCACGATCACCTCGCATGATGTGTTCCATCAAAAAGTCATTGGGATTATTATTCCGAATAAACTTCTTCTTGACGGGATCGTATTGCTCAACATTGACGAACTTCTGCAGCTGTACGAAATCCTTATCACCGGAAACGATAAGAATGCTTTCGCCACCGACATCAGTTCCGTTTACGTGGCATAGAGTAGAAATAACGTCGTCAGCTTCTGCCCCGTCGACTTGAACGACGGGATACGGAAAGAACTCTTTAAGTTCTTCACGAATCTTGTTGAGAGACAGAAAGATCTCGTTCCAATCGAGTTCAGAATCTTCACGGGCCTTCTTGCGGTTGGCCTTGTAGAATGGAAAGACTTCCTTTCGCCAGTTACGACGACTGTCGCAAGCGATTACCATCTTGCCATATTGTTTTGAAAATTTTGAATTGATAGAACGAATGGAATTGAGAATCATATGACGTAGAAGATTCTCTTCCAATTTCATGTTTTGGTGGTTACCGATCTGCACCATCAGATTCGAGATGCAGACCTGATTCAAGTCTACTATAATCATTTTGAAATCCATTGCGATATATTCAGTCAATTAATATATATCACAACGTCTTAGATTTGTCAACCTTTATTTCGACTTATCTGATTCTTCTTCGTCTTCTTCATCTTCTAGGTTGATGATTTTTTCGGCAATTTCATGGAAATCATGTTTGCCGCCGACGTATCGAAGAAGGATGGAATTGAGAGTCTCGGAAAGGAAGGCCAGATCTTTCTGATAGACACCGTCGGTGCGTAATTTGATTCCGTAATTTATCATCTCGGAGACGATGGAATCGAGAATGTTTGTGGAGATGTCGAGAGCGTATTGTGTTCTAACGTCAAGGATTTTCTGTTTAGCTTCTTCGTCAGTTAGCGGAAGCTCTGATTTCTTGGGGAATGGTATAACGTTCATGGACGTTCCGATCTTGATGATGGAGTCATACTTATTTATTATTTCTGTTGACAGAGGCGAAGAGTAAGGATAGAATAAATATGAGCATATAAGATGTACATGTGACTAAAGGAGATCAACATGCCAATTTACACGTTTCATAACACCGAGACGGATGAGCACTTTGAAGACTTCATGTCTATTGCAGACAAAGAAAAGTATCTCCTAGAAAACCCTCACATCAAACAAACAATATTGCACGCCCCCGCATTGGCTGATCCGACGCGTGTCGGCCGAGCTAAGCCTAATGATGGGTTCAGAGACCGTCTAAAGGAAATCAAGAAGAACCATAGGGGAAGCAATATCAACACCTGGTAGAAGGAACCTAAATGGACGCTTACGCAGATGACTTTCTGTTTACCACTACCACGACGTTAACGAGAAGCCAGAAAAAAAGATTAAGAAAAGAAAAATCTACAGATAAAGTACTTGAGAAGCAAAGATTCGAACTCAAGAGGATTCAAGCAGTAACGCAAAACCAAAATAAAATTTTTCAACACTACGCAGAAAACAAAAACGTCCTTATCCACGGCCTGCCCGGCACGGGAAAAACCTTCATCTCACTCTATCTCGCTCTCAACGACGTTATTAATCGTTATAATTTCAAAAAGGTGGTAATCGTCCGTTCTGTCGTCCCGACAAGAGACATGGGATTCCTTCCCGGAAATAAAGCCGAAAAAACTAAAGAGTACGAAGCTCCATATCACGCTATCTGTTCTGAGTTGTTTGGAAGAGGCGACGCTTATGACATACTCAAGCAGAAAAAAGTGATCGAGTTTATGCCGACTTCATTCATTCGCGGTGTAACTCTCTCGGATTGTGTGATAATATTGGATGAGTGTCAGAATAACACATTCCATGAGCTCGATTCAGTAATTACTCGAATGGGTGACAATACTAAAATCATGATCTGCGGAGACTTTCGTCAGTCGGATCTTAAATTTAAAGACGAACGCAAAGGCCTCCTTGATTTTATGGACATCGTCGAAAGAATGAATTCATTCGCGCATGTTGAACTTACAGAAGAAGACATCGTCAGAAGTGGAACAGTTCGTGAGTATATTATTTCAAAAACCAGCTTGGGATTCATCTAAGACGTTTGTTCACGATCCAATCGAGATCAATAATCTTGAAACGATAGAGGAAGAAGGCCGGAGGTTGTATGTAACACCCTCCGGTCAGAAATATCCTTCTATTACTACGGTTCTCTCTATCCTTGGCAAAGAAGCCATTATGAAATGGCGAAAGAGAATCGGTGAAGAGGAAGCTAACAAGATCTCAGCTAGAGCTTCTTCTCGCGGTACTCGTATCCATAAGATGTGTGAGGATTATCTCAACAACGTCCTCCATGAAAGCATCGACAAATATGGATGGAGTGACGTAGAAAACTTCCGAGCTTTACAGAAAGTTTTAGATAAGTACGTCGACCAAGTTCGAGTACAAGAAGCTGCTCTGTATTCAGACTATATGCAAGTCGCTGGGCGTGTAGATGCTATCGCCAATTTTGACGGCAAGCTTTCTGTAATTGATTTTAAAACTTCTTCTAAATTAAAAGAAGAAAGATATATCCAGAATTATTTTATGCAGACTGCTGGATACGCAGTCATGTTTGAAGAGAGGACTGGAATTCCAATTAGTAGAATTGTGGTTCTCATAGCTGTCGACCATGAGGAACCACAGATCTTCGTCAGAAAAAGAGACGACTATATCGAACAGTTTATTGATGTTCGATTAGAATATAAAAGACAGACGGGAATTTAGCCCGGCTTTCCGTCGCCGTCTGTGTCTGGTTCGGTGCTAGCTTTTAGTCCAAGAGCGGCACCGCCAGCAGCTAGAACTGCAGCGATTCCAGTTCCGAGAGCAATAAAATCTACTGGATTTCCTTTATAGACATTATAGATCGCTACTGCCAAAAAAGCTACAGTAGCTTTTGCCCATAGAATTCTACCGAGATCTAATGTCTTGTTATCTTTTCCCGTAAACATGTTACGGATGTCGTTTAATATTGACACGGTTTATCCTTGTGATTGGAAAATAAAGGATATTCCAAATATCACTTAAAATAAAAACGAACATCAGCGCCTAATTATATATAAATAAGCGTATGGACTACGCAAATATCTTCAAATTAATCTCAGAAGTTGGATTCCCGATAACAGCAGCCCTGCTCGCTGGTGTTTTCGTTTATATGGTGATAAACTATATCCTCGAAAGCGTGCTTACACAAATTAAAGGTGTACAGGGAATCATTAGTGCGTTAGATAATCGTGTCAAGACGATGAACCACGATATTATTAGGGT